AGTCGGGACCGGACTCGACGTTCGGAGTGCCAGACTTTTTCCGTCTCAGCTTCGACATGGCGGCGCCGCAGTCGGTCGATTCGTCAGCCGTAATCGCCCAGGAGATCAAGACGGTCCACCTGGACCCGGATTCGATTATCTCGAGCCCCGCGTTGATCAAGAGCGGCGTCGTCCGTAACGTGCACCTGTTCAGTGGTCTCAATGGGGCGAAGATCTCGAGCGGGACGATCGGCAGTACGCAGCTCGCCGCCGGCGCCGCCCGGGCGAACCTCTTTGTCGCCGGTCTCGCCGACTTGACGGGCTTCGCGCTTGGCCTCCCCGACTCCGGCAGGATCCGGCTCGACAGCTTGGACGTCGACGTGATCGCGCGCATCAACACGCTGAACGTCAACTCCGGGTCGATGATCGCAAACGATGCGGCAGTGATCCTGACCGTGCCGCTCGAGGCCGATTCGATCCATGCGGGCGATGGAATCCGCACCGAGGGACTCCTCTACGCGGCCGGCACCGGGAGCGATCTGCGGGGCAACGTCTCGACTGGGACCGGGTTGACCAGCGTGTTCACCGCTCGTGGCACGGTCCACGCCAACAACGATCTGGAGTCGGGAGACGACGTGAGCGTGGGCGACGATCTCGACGTCAACCGCACCGCGTCCATAGGGGACTCGACTCTCTTGGGGCTCGACTACGGCGCAGCTGATTCGCTGGCCACAGCAGCGCAGATCACCGGTTGGATTGTCCACGACGGTACGTATTTGTTCCAAGATACGTTGGCCGCGGGGACTCTATCGGCAGTCTTCAAGGTGCCGGGCGCGCGTACGTGGGATACGTTGGTATTTGCTACGCCAGCCACGAATACAGTGGCCCCGGGTGCGGCTTCCAACTCTCCGCTGGCAAACGTTACAGGCGTCGGAGAGATCACGATTACGCGAGGCAGTAGCACGGGTGACGTAACGTACAACATTCTGGTGCTGAAACGGCGATGAAGTAGTACCGCACGTCTCGTTGGGGCCAACGGGGACGCGCAAAAACGAATGGGGCCGAAGCGCGCGCCGACTACCCGCTGCGTCGCGCGGAGGGGAAATCGTGAGGCTGGTCAGTGACGGACAAACAAGCGCCGGGATTCCGCGTACCGTGGGTCGCTGTGGGAGTCCTGCTCAGCATTGCCGTGTTGGTGGGCTCGTTTCTGATCCGCGTCAATGCGGGCGATGCCACGACGGCGCTCCGATTGTCGGCGCTCGAGCGTCGCATCGACCAGGTCGAGCGCGATCAGAGGGAAGCGGCACTCGCACAGCAGCAGCGGCAAGAGCGCCTGTCTTCGACGCTCACGGATCTCCAGGTCCGCCTGGCGCGGCTGACTCGCGGAACCGGGAGGCCAGATGAAGATTGATAAACGCGCACGCTGGTGGATGGCGGGATGGGTAGCCCAGCTCGTGCTGCTCGCCGTGGTCGGCCGGGTCTTCGCCGACGTGGTCCGCAAGGTGGCGACGAGCGTCGAGCAGGATCGGCGCCGCCAAGTGACCGTCGAGATGGTGAGTCTGCATGCCAAGCTCGATGAGATCGCGCAACGGCAGGATATCCTCATCGAGGGACAAACCAAGATGCTGGCGGCGCAGATCGAACAGCTCCAAATCCTCAGGGAGCACGACACCAAGTGAGCTTCGATCGTCAGGACTTCCGCGGCTTCGTCTCGCACGTGCTGCGCGAGGCTGGTCTGCACTCGCCAGCCGCCGTCGAGCTGCTCCTCGGCACGTGCGCGGTCGAGACCGATTTCGGCCGCTATCGGCGGCAGCTCGGCGGTGGCCCCGGGTGTGGCCCCTACCAGATGGAGGGCGCGACGTGGGGCTGGCTGAGACCGCATTACCAGAGGCGCCTGCCCGAGATCCGAGACCGGACCGTCCTCGAGATGGTTTGGGATGACCGTTTCGCCACCATCGCGGCGCGGCTCCGGTACCTGATCGTCCCGGAACCGCTCCCGCCGGCCGACGACATCGAGGCGCTCGCCAGGTACTGGAAGCGGCACTACAACACCGCGCTCGGCAAGGGAACGGTGGAAGGGTTCATCGCCGCGTACCAGCGGCACGTGGTGGGGGCGGTCGCATGATGGTCCGTGATCGAGTCCATCGCTCCGTCTGGACGACGGTCCACAGCGGCCGCCCCCACCAGGGGCCGGCATGGTAGCGCACCTCGCATTCGGGCTCTCCCCGGATACGCCGGCGGTCGCGATGCGGGATCACACCGTGATCTGGATCGGCCAGACGACCCCAGCGGGGACGGCGGTCTTCGCCTCCCAGGATGGTGAGGCGCGCTACGAGATCTCGACCCTCCTCGGGGACGACGATCCGCCGCCTCGAGGCAAGCCGAAGCTCCCGGTCGCGGAGGGGCAGCGAGGCCTCCAGTTCGATCCGCGCGACGGTTCGCTGGTCGTCTGCCTCACGGAGCGGGCCGAGATCTCCGTGAGCGTGTACGACGCCGCAGGCCGGCTCGTCGCGACCCCGCACGATGGCGAGCTCGGAGCTGGCGAGCATCGCATCGCCTGGGGATGCCGAGGAAGCGACGGAGCTGCTCTGCGCGCGTCCGGGATCTACTTCGTGCGGATCTCCGCCGGCGCGCAACGGGTCACCGGCAGAGTGCTGGTGCTCCGATGACGAGACGGAGCCGCATGCCGGGCCACGATGGACCGGCGAATGAGCGGTCACTCGCAGAGCGCGCGGCTCTCGCGTGGCTCAAGCGGCGGGTCGAGAAAGAGAGGAAGAAGATGTCCAAGATGTCGGTCGGAGACAAGAGCGCGGTCCGGTCTAGTTCGATCTGGGGCACGATGCTGATCGCAGTCGGAACCCTCATCGTCGCAGTCGGTCACGTGCTGACGGGTGACCAGACCTGGGGCGATGTCGCGGCTGTAGTCCAGCAGGTCGACATCATCGGGATCGTACTCGGCGTGGTCGGTCTCATCGTGCAGGGGGTGGGGCAGCGCAAGGCGCAGGGGCGCGCCATCGTCGCGGCCGAGGATGCGCAGAGACCGAGGTCGTGATCCGCTGGAAGCGCAAGCCGGGACCGCTCTCGAAGAGGTGGGGAGGGCTGGCCCGGCATGCTCTCACCGGTGCCGCGGCCTGGGCTGTGGGCCGATTCCTGATCGGACACTGGCTCGGTTCGGAGGCTGGGGCGGCGCTCGGGGTGTCGGTCGCATGGGCAGCCGGGTACGTCTGGGAGTACCACACCCCGGAGATCAGCCGACAGGTGACGTGGCCGCATCCCTTCGGCGATGTCCTCGACTACGCGGCCTTCGGCGCGCTACTCGCGCCGCTCGAACTACTCGTGCGGATCCTCTGGTGAGCAAATCTCGGCATCGAGCCGCATCGCTAGTTCCGTCATGTAGCGTCGCAAGTTCGTCAGGCGCTACGTAGCCTCCACCGCTCCCGGTAGTAGGCCAGGTGCGCCTTGCAATACCGGCGATCCGGAGCGGCAGACTCCCCGCAGGTCAGGCAGAGCTTCAGCCGGCGCCGCCGGCGACGGATCCGGGCCTCCTGGTCGCGGGCGAGTTCGAGGCAACCGCGGCACTTCGTCCGGCCCCGGGCGGGCCGCTCCCCGCAGTGGTGGCATCCGGAAGCGTAGGGCATCAGCTCGCCTCGTCTAGCAGTCAGCGTAGAGCCAGTGATGCACGCCGCCGTGGTGCGAGCACGCCCCGCTCCCGGTCGCCTCGCTGTGCGTCCCGTCGTTGCAGACGGCGCCGATCCGGGGGCCTTCGCAGGGCGGAGTGGGAGACGTCGGATTGTCGTCATCCCCGCTGCACGCGGGGGTGAGCACGAGCGCGGCCAGTGCGGCAACGCCGAGCCAGGCACGGAGTTTAGATCTGAGCTTTGGGGAGCGGCTCAATTTGGGTCTCCTTCGGTTGTGGACTGAGGAAGTGCGTCGGGACAATTCCGATTTGACCGCGCCTGGGACCGGCAAGAACAGTCACCCGGGATACATCGATTCCCCGATTCACCACGCTACAGGCGGTGTCCTTGTCGACCATCCAGATCTGTCCCGCTCTCTCCAGTGCGGTCAAATCTGCTGAGTTTCGACATCGGATCGCCGTGGTCAGGCTCTCATCAGCTTCTTTTGTAGCCGCCATCGGGACTACTTGCGCTCCAGCAACTCGCAGAACCGCCGGCCCGTCGAAGTGGACGTAGCTTCCGGTCCAGAACCTCACTTCCCACGGTGCTTGAAGCGGGAGCGTCGATTTCTTGGATGGCACCGCAACGAGGTACAGCCAGACCAACACCGGGCTCACGAGAAGCGAGAGCGTCAGGACAGCGCTCACGCTGCGCCCCTTCTCTCTGGCGATGCGGGCGTTGACGATAGCGAGGGCCGCGGAGAAAACGATTGCCGACAGAAACACGCCCCAAGTCACGCCCTCGAACAATGGGTGCCATCCCTCTACTTGTCGCGGATCTTGAGCTCGGGCGGAAGGTCGGCGGCCCGAACTGGGTTCTGCTCGAGCAGCATCTGGATAGCATCGTCATGGTCGAGCCTGTGAGCACGGCGCCAAATCTGATAGGCGAGCCAGGTCGATTCTCGCAGTCGAAACGTGCAATTCTGAAGCGGCTCATGGATTTCGGGCGTTGGTTCCGGAGCCTTTTGCTTCGCCCTGGGCATCCCGTTCCTCCGACCGAAATCGATACGGACCAGCTCGCTCGACATTGGGGCAGCCTCCTCCCGGCGCGGTTCCCTCCGGTCCCCCAGACCCCAAGCAAGCCCTGACGGGAAATCACAGTACAGAAGTGATTGTCATTCATGCAACTAGAGGAAAACAGGAACACAGGATAAAAAGTTATTGACTAAAACAGGTAGGTATCCGATTACTGTCCCATGGCACTGATCACGCTGAACGTTCGTGATGACGAAAACGCGTCGCTGCGGAGGGCGCTCAAGGTGCGTGCCGCAGAGCGCGGCGTGTCGCTGTCGGACTATGTGGCGGACGCCCTGTGGGAACACCTGCGGACGGAGTCCGCGGGGCCTCAAGCAAGCCCGCCTGATGGAGCCCGCAGGGGGTCCGCCTCCCAAAAGGCAAGCGTCGCATGACGACGCGGGAACCCCTCCTGGACGCGCGCGCCGCCGCCGAGCTGCTCGGGGTCCATCTCCGGACGCTCCAGCAGTGGGCGCAGCAGGGCCGGGTCCCTTGCCTGAAGGTCGGCTCCCGCCTACGGTTCCGCCGTGCGGAGCTGGAGGCTTGGGCTGAGGGGCGGGGGGTGAACCATGCCCAGACGGCCAAAGCATCTGGCGATCAAGCGGTGCGGGGACTGTAGCGGATGCACGAGTCAACCTCGAGGAGTCTGCCGGAGGCCCTGCTACTACTACCGGCGGCGGGTGAACGGGACCGAGCTGCGCAAGTCGCTCGGGAGCCACTACCCCGAGGCGCGCAGGCTGGCGTCTCTCGAGGATGCCCGGATTCGGCGGCGGAAGGCCGCAGGGATGGATCCTCGGGAGCCGACCGTCTCCGAGTTCGGGGAGACCTGGAAACGGCTCTACGTGGGGCGCAGGCGCAATCCCAAGGGTCGCGAGCTGGCGGCTCAGCGGCTGCGGGACTTCGTTCTGCCGGCGATCGGGTCGCTGCGGCTCTCCGAAGTTCGGGCGCAGGACCTCGAGGAGATCGTCGTCTCGCTCTCGGAGCGGCTCTCGGCGCAGAGCGTCCGTCACGTGATGGCAGATCTTCGGTGTCTGCTCGGCTATGCGGTCAGGAGGGACGCCCTCGCCAAGTCTCCGTGGGCGCCCGAGCTGATGCCGCAGCAGATCGAGCAGCTCCCGCGGGCGCTCACCGACGAGCAGCTCCGGGCCGTGATCGCCGCCTCGGAGGGGCGATCCTCGCAGGCGCTCATCATCCGGCTCCTGGTCACGACTGGGATCCGGTGGGGCGAGCTGCATCGGCTGACCTGGCACGACGTCCGGCTCGATCCGCCAGCGTGCCTGGAGCTCGAGAGGACGAAGTCGAAGAGGGTGCGGCGCGTGCCGCTGCCGAGCGAAGCCGTCGAGCTGCTCCGGGAGGAGCGGGCCCGACAGCAGGCCTCGGAGACGCCCTCGATCCATGTGCTCGCGACGCGGACCAAGAATCCGTGTTCGTGGGTGACGCGGAGCCGGACGCGGAGCGGGGTCCACTGGACCGTGCACCAGCTCCGGCACACGTTCGCCGTGCGGTACCTGCAGGGAGGAGGCTCGCTCGCCGTCCTGCAGCAGATCCTCGGACACTCGACGGTGCTGATGACCCAGCGCTACTCGCAGCTGTCGGAGGCGTTCGTAATGAGCGAGGCGGCCCGGATCGATCTTCGCTCGGAGCGGGCGTAGATTCGGGCACTTTGGGTGGGTGCATTGGCCAATGTCTTGTGGGATACGACGATAGAGGACTGAAGAACCCGACTGCAAAACCGTTATTCTCCGGTTCAAATCCGGATGGCGCCTCCAAACTCAACCTCCAGATTCGCACCGAGATACGAGGCAAGGTCGCAGTCGAGAATCACTTCGATCCTCTCCTGATCCCCCCTGAGGCACGAACCTAGACGAGTCTCCGCGAGTGCTCGCAAGGCGTGACGCACGCCGAATCGGGCACCAAAGCGGGCACCCGAACACCCACCACCGCGACCAAGAGAGCGGGCCTCGGGACCGTCCAGCCAGACACATCCCGAGGCCCTGGCGACAGGGTCGGAGTGGTGTCCTCCCCTGCCGTTGGGCCCGAACGATACCACCCGTCCGCGCACCACCGCGAGCGGGGAGGTCCCTGGCCATGAGAGACCCTATCTACGCCTCGATCGAGAGCTACACCCCGGACGAGCTGCGGCTCACGCTCGTGCCGGCCCTGACCCAAGACGTCCACGTCCACCGGCACTCCACCAATCCGACAAGGCTCGCGGTGGTGATCGTGTGCCGGGAGCTCCATGAGCTCCGTCCCCTCTACGAGCTGCTCCGCGCCCGCTTCGAGCAGGAAGACACCCCGTCGGCCGGCGGTTCTCCGGACTCTTGCCAGGGACCGGAGGCCGCCGCGTCGGCGGGGCAGTGTCCAGAGTGCCGCCACCCGATGGACGATCACGGCCCGAGCGGCTGCCACGCGGCCGTGAAGGTCAGTCATCTGGCTGACGAGCACGGGAGCCCGGTGTGTGACTGCCCGGTCCGCGCGTTCAGCGGGGACGAATTCCGTTCCTACCTCGGCCGCCACCCCCAGTACACCGACGAGGAAGAGGCCCGCGCCGAAGCCGAACACGAGACCCAGATCTGCCGGGAGGAGCTGGAGGCCGAGGACCAGCGCAGGGAGGCCGGCAGAGCCCTCGGCGCCGGTCGCGAGCAGCTCACCGACGAGCAGGTCCGGCACTACGCGGCGGGCGGTGCCCGATGAGCACCATACGCATCCTCTCGATCTCCGGCGCAGTGTTCTACGAGTCTGAGGCTCCCAACGTGCGCGCTGCACTCGTGGAGGCGGTCGCGCAGCGTGTCGTCCTGGGCGGCGCGGACCTGCGCGGCGCGGACCTGGGCAATCGCCGGGTCCTCCAGATCGCAGGCTCGCGTGACTGGATCGTCGTGATCCAGACGCCTGAGTCGGTCGAGGTGTCGATAGGCTGCTGTCGCCACGATCTGCCGCACTGGCTGGAGCGCTATCAGGGCATCGGACTCGAGTACGGCTACACGCCCGAGCAGATCGCGGAGTACGGCGCGCATCTGCGGCACGTCGAGGCGTGGGTGCGGATGGCTCCGGTGCCGATCGCGGAGCCTGCGCAGACCGGGGAGGTGGCTCCATGAGCCTGGAGACCGAAGCACCGAAGAAGCCGACCTACTCTTCGACCCGCCTCGATACCTACCTCACCTGCGGGGAAGCGTACCGGCGGCGCTACATCCTGGGAGAGAAGATTCCGCCAGGAGTCGCGCTCATCCGGGGCCGATCGGTCCACAAGGCGGCCGAGATCAACTACCGGCAGAAGCTCGAGACGCGCGAGGACCTCCCCGTCGAGCAGATCGTCGACTCCGCGGCCGCTGAGTTCGAGGCGACCGTCGAGGGCGAGGGCGTGCTCTTCAATTTCGAGGAGGAGCGGATCGGCGCCGGGAAGGTGATTGGCGCAGCGAAGGACGACACGACCTCGTGCGCGCGTGTCTTCGCGGAGCGGGTCTCTCCCGCGGTGCAACCTCTCATCGTCGAGGAGATGGTCCGGATCGACCTCCCCGATCGAGATTTCGACCTCATCGGGAAGATCGACACCGTCGACGAACTCGAGTACGTGCGCGACCTCAAGACGTCGGGTCGCCGCAAGGCGCAGGCCGACGTCGACACGAGCGACCAGCTCACCTGGTACTCGGCCGCCTACCGGAAGCTGACGGGGCGGACGCCGAAGGGAGTCGTGCTCGACGTCCTCCTATGCCAGAAGACGCCCAGCGTGCAGCGGCTCGTCTCTCACCGCACCACGCGCGATATCGACGTCTTCCTCGCGCGTCTCAACGCATTCGTCGCCGGCGTCTCGGGCGGAATCTTCCTGCCCGCGACTCCCGGACATTGGAAGTGCTCTCCGAAATGGTGCGGGTACTGGCACACGTGCCCGTACGTGAACACGGAACGCCGTGAAGCCGCGGCGATGGCAAGGGGTGACTGATGGCGAACTACGAATCATCTGGACCGATCGGGACAGTCGCACCGAGCGGCGCCGGCGGGAACATGGCGGCGGATCTCATCTCACAGGGCGCGCAGCTCCTGCAGATCCGTACCGAGAAGCAGCTCCTGGTCGCGGTGCAGAGGCCGCGCGACGAGGAGAAGTTCGAGCGGAAGCTCCTCGCGGAAGCGGCCGCGGCCGGCGAGGACTTCTTTTACTCGATCCCGTACAAGAACCACGTGGAAGGCTGCCAGGACCGGGGTCGCTGCAAGTGTCCGGAGACTCCCGTCGAGGGCGCCGGCGTCGGCCTCGCCCGATCGGCCGCGCGGCTCTGGGGAAACTGCAGCGTCGAGACCATAATCGAGCAGGACCTTCCCGACGCGTGGATCGTCGGCGCGTGGTTCGTGGACTTCGAGACGAACTACACCAAGCACGAGGCGAAGCGGATCTCGAAGATGAAGTTCCTCCGGGGCGGCCGGGCGGTGAAGGTGGCGGGCAAGGAACTCGACGTCGTCTACCAGCAAGGCGCGAGTAAGGTCGAGCGGGACGTCATTCTGCGCGCGCTCCCGAAGCATGTCGTGGAGCGCTCCTTCGAGACGGCGAAGGCGGCTGCCCTGCAAGAGAAGGCGCCCGTCGCACAGCAGATCGCTCGTCTCGTGCGGAAGTTCGCGGAGACGAACGTCCCGCTTTCGCTGATCGAGTCCTACCTCGGATCTCCGTTCACCGAGGCGGCCCTCAAGAAGACGGATCGGAACCCGGTCGAGGTGTGCGCGCATCTGCGCGGAATCCTGACCGCGATCAAGGGCGGCGAGGTGACGCTCGAGGACGTCTTCGGTGAGGCAGCCGCTGCGGCGACATCGTCGATGCCGGCGACGGCGCAGACGAGCGGAGCGACCGGGCAGGCCGCCGGCGGGATCAGCAAGGCCGAGCTCGAGCCGGCAGAGAAGGACCCGCGCGACGAGCTCCGGCAACTCATCGTCGACCTGGCGGTGAAGAACAACATGCTCCCGACCGCGGCCGAAGCCGATCTCGCGAAGGGCTACGGCGTCACCACTGTCGAGGACCTCACGCCCTCCCAGGTCCGCGAGGCGATCGAGGGTCTCCGCAGCGGAAAGGAGGCAGGCAAATGAAGATCGAACGTGTCCGCGTGCACAACCTCAAGCGGATCGCCGATCTCGACATGGTTCCGGGCGACGCGAGCCTCATCATCGTCGGCGGAGAGAACGGCGCCGGGAAGACGACGGCGCTCGACTCGATCATCTGGACCCTGGGAGGAGCGCGCCTCATCCAGGACAAGCCGCTCCGCCGCGGGGCGAGCGAGGGATACGGCGAGGTCCGCCTGAGTGGCGGCTGGACGGTGCGTCGATCGTTCGATTCTGACGGCGACAGCGTCCTCGAGATCCGCAACGACGAGATGGAGCTTGCGGCGCCCCGGAAGCCTCAGGGCTGGCTCGATTCGCTGGTCGGACCGATCAGCTACGACCCGGTCGCGTTCCAGCGCATGACGCGCAAGGAACAGGGCGAGACGCTCCGGCAACTCGTCGGCCTAGACCTCTCCGAAATCGATCAGAAGCGGGAGTACCTGGCGGACCTGAGGCGGGACGCTAAGAAGGAGCGCGATCGCCTCGAGGGCAATCTTCTCACGACTCCGGAGGTCGACGCTCCCAGCGAGACCGTCAGCGTCACCGGGCTCTCGGAGCGGCTGCGCGAGGCGATGGCGAGCAATGCTCAGCGGGAGTCGCTGCTGCATGCACTCGATCGGGCGGCCAATCGCGTCATGACAGCGCAGGGAGTGCTCGATCGACTCCGCGCTGAGGTGGCTCGGGCGGAGGCTGCGGTGCATGAGGCCGAGCAGGCGGAGGACCGGGCGACGAAGGCGGTGGAGGCGGCGCCGGCGGTCATCGCCATCGGAGAGATCCAGGCCGAGATCGCCGCGGCCGAGGACACCAACACGCGCGTGCGGGCGAAGCGGGAGCGGGCAAAGCTGATCGCCGCGGCCGCGTCTGCCCGGCGGAATCATCAGGACCTCGAGGAGCAGGTCAAGGCCGCAGACGCCGCCAGGACGCGCGCGATCGCCGAGGCAGACTTCCCAGTCCCTGGGCTCGCCTTCGCCGAAGACGGTTCGGTGCTCTTTGAAGGGCTCCCCTTCGGCCAAGCCTCTGATGCCGAGCAACTCCGCATCTCGATCGGGATCGGGCTTGCCCTCCACCCGGAGCTCAAGGTGCTCCTCATCCGGCGCGACGGTTCGCTGCTCGATTCGAAGTCTCTCGCGATCGCCGACAGGATGGTGCGGGCGAAGGGCGGTCAAGTCTGGATCGAGCGCGTGGTAGAGGACGACTCCCAGCCGGTGACGTTCTGGCTGCACGAGGGGAAGCTCGCTAAGCCGGTCTCGGCCGAAGAGCGCGCAGCTCTTCAATCCACAGACAACGGCGACGACGGCTCTGGATGATGGAACCCCGGCCCCGGGTGGGGTCTCGGCGCCCGCCGAACCCTGTCACCGCAGCGCATGCGGCCTGCGCGCGGTGAACCCGGGGCCCACTTTCACAGGCCGTGGAGGCGGAACCCTTGCCAAGGAAGCAGACAGAGATCCCGGGGACAGAACGTCCGGTACTTCCCAACGTGACATCGGCCGCGGAATCGTACGTCGATGTGCGCGATCAGCGAATGAAGCTGACCACGGAGGAGGTGTCGAAGAGGGAGATCCTGGTGATGGAGATGAAAGAGGCGGGGCTTGACTCGTACGTTGACCAGGAAGCCGGGCTGGAGATCGTCATCGAGCACCGAGACAAGGTGAAGGTGCGGCGGTTGCCCGAGGACGGCGAGGTCTGAGTTCCCCCAGGACGCGCCGGCCGTGTGAGTCAGCCCACACGGATCCGCCCGGCGCGTCCCACACCAACGCAGGGAGGCGAGGAGAGCGTGAAAGCCGCAGAGGGATCAGTCGTGAGCCTGTACTTCGACTCGCGTCGCCCGATCGGCGAGGGCGACGTCCTGCAGACGCCGACGGGCCGCCGCTACCTGATCCTCTCGCACAGGGTGCAGGAACGCGGGAAGCGCGCGGGCCGACACCATCTCAAGTGTCTCGTGATGCGGCCGAGCGACACGAGCGAGGGCCGGACGTTCCCGATCTACTGGTACGGCCGGAACAGGAGGCGAAGCCGATGAGCAAAGCCAGAATCATCCGCTGCACCCGCCCCGCCGGCGGCTGCGGGGAGCCGATCGTGTTTCTACGCACGAAGAACGGAAAGCTCTGCCCGATCGAGATCACCGGAGAGGAGATCCCGGACGAAGACGACCTGTTTGACGGTGCGATTCACCGTGCACATCACCGGACCTGCCGCGCCTACATGGAGATCCGCGCGGCGAAGGGTGGCAAGGGCACCGAGCAAGAGGAGGGATTCTAGCGATGAGGATCACGATCGAGGCGACGGACAAACTCACGACGATCGCAGGTAGTGAATGTCGAGTCTGGAACGGCACGTCGGAAAACGGTGCGAAGTGTCTGGTCTTCGTGGCCCGCGTCGCCGTCCCCGAAGGCGAAGATCAGAGCGCATTCGAGCGCGAGCTCCGGGAAACAATACCCCCTGGTCGTGTGGTCGATCTCCGGATGGTCCTGTGATGGACGCCGAGCTACGCGCGCTGATCCGGGACGAGGACGACAACGAGATCAAGTGCCGGCTCGCGGCCGCGTACGCCGCGGGGAAGCACAAGGGGAAGGTCGCCGCTCAAGTCGCGATGGATCCGCAGACCCAGGCGGAGAACCTCGAATACATGAAGCTCTTCGCGATCACGCTCGGGCTCACGGGCCTAGACGAAGTGCTTCTATCAGAGCGAGATGTCAATCGAGTCAACGGGATGGTGGTGGTGATCGGCCCCAATCCTGACGACCGGTCGATCCGCGTTCGACTCATGACCGCGGAGGACGCGGAGAAAGAATCCGCAAAGGTGAGGAGGGGATCGTGTCCGTGAAATTCTGTGCCTACAGCCCGCCGCGGATCCTCGATGGTCCGTCGTGGAATCTTCTCACGCGGAAGCGCAGGGATCGGTGGGATATGAAGCGGCGCGTCGTTGTCCCGCGGCCAGAGAGCGAGGAAGAGGGGGACCAGGGGCCCGCACTGATCGACCGGCTTGTCTATCCGACGACCTGGCCCAGCACGTACCAGACGATCCGGGCGGCGCGGCCGGGACTGGAGTGGATCAACGTCAGCGACCTGAGCTTCGTCAAATGCGAGACTAGCGGCGGACTCTGGGCCGGGTGGATACCTCCGAACCCAGCGCGCGAGGCCGTGGATCCCGACCTCTACATGGCGCAGCTTTACCGCTCGCAGTACGGGGGCGGGTGGGATAACTTCTGGGCGGATTCGCGCGGCCGCTGGATCTCTCCGCAAAGCAACGACATCGTAGCTGACCCGCTCAAGCTCTTCGTCGGCGCTCGCGATGGACAGAAGCCCCTGGACATCTGGGCGGAGACTTACCATCGGTTCACCCGGCCCGAGTACGCCTACAAGTACGAAGGCGTCTCGATCGACATGACCCCTGGACGCCTCACATGGGGGGACTGGGACGCCTATCTCGACGATAGGGCATGGCTCGACGCGCTTACGTCCTTCGCCCGGGCGATGAATCTCGCCGGGGTGTATTGGTGGGAGAACTCGTGGGGAGCCGGACCGCGCAACCACGGCGGAGCGACCGGCTACCAGCTCGAGAGTTGGGGGACCCAATCGGGCGCGATGGCGCAATACCGACTGTGGGGCTACCTCGGGACCTGGGAGACACAGCTCCGGTTCCGCGACGGCTCGATCGGCCGATTCACGAGCGGGATTCCAACCCTCACGCTCTCGCAGCGGCGCGAGAGCAACCTCGACGTGAATCCATCGCTCGAATGGTCGAGCGCGGAGAAGCTCCGGTGGGTGCGCCTCGGGCTCGCGGCGGCTCATCTCATGGACATCGGATCGGTGTCGCTCAACCGGTACAAGTACGCCCACCACGGGCTCTGGGACCCGCACAGCGAGCACACCGACGAGATCGAGCTGTGGACGCGGCTGGAGCCTTGGAGCGAAACGGAGTGGAGACAGGGGACGAGAGTGGTCTACCGGGGTGCGGTGCTGCCCGACGCATCGGTCCTGCAGGACAGCGGGCTGATCGGCGTGCGACCGATGTTCGACCCCATCGGTGGGCAGCGCTACACGATCTGGCTGAACCCGAACGATCAGCACACGGGGACGGTGGACGCGCGAAGCGCCCTCCTCGTCCGGAGCGGATCGCTCGGTGGGGGCGTGGGCAGAGCGGGGGAGCGGTAGTTTCACTTTCACGAATGGGGGTAAGTCGTGGAACAGAACGGAAACGGAGCGCGTGACTTTGCGTCCAAGCTGCAGGCCGTGGCCGCAGAGACGGCGCAGAAGCCGCCGGAGCCTCCCAAGCTGGAACCGGCCCGGCACGGCCTGCAGTGTGCGCTCGGACTCCATGCCTGGTCGCGCTGGTCGGTGGGCCGCGAGCTCGACGCGATCGGGGGCGTGCGGATCGTGATGGTCCGGCAGTGCACGCGGTGCCACTGGCCCCAGACGCGGGAGGTGGATTGAATGCGAATCATCGAGACCGGGATCGAGCTGACCTGGGACGAGTTCCACGACCTCACCGCATTGATCCGGCGATCGAAGTCGCTAGCAGCGAAGAAACACGGCGTGACGCTCAGCGTGTCCAAGCCGGCGACGCCGGCGAACGGGGGAGAGACGCCCAGGATGGACGCGAAAGGATGGAGATCTCCCGAACACCGTCGCCACGTCGATCACGCGGTGCGGAAGAAGCAGCCAAAGAAGTCGATGGGCAGACCCGCGATCACTCACGTCCGCGAGAACAAGAGTGGTCGCTGCAACCAGCACGGCCGTCAGCTGGCGCGCGACCCCGAGGACGGACTATGGAGCTGCCCAGTCTGCCTTGCCGAAGCGGACGCGGTCGAGGAAGAGGTCGACCTGCTCGACGAAGAGGAGGACTTGGCGTGAAAGCGCTAGAAGATCTCCCCAGTTATGCGAAGTCGACTGCGTTGATGCAAACCGACGAGGAACGAGAGGCGTTTCGCGAGCTATGTCAGGACTACCGCGAAGCAGCGGAGGAGATCACCGGGCGCGGCATCATCCACTGCGAGGTGATCGCCTTCCTTGTGATCAATGGATGGCGCAAGACGGAGAGCGCATGAACGGCTCCCTCTTCCCCCAGCTCGAGCCGCTCCGCGAGGAGATGGAGAGAGGTCCGGGGGTGATCTCCTTCACGGTCTATGGCATCGCGAAGTCGCAGGGGCGACCGACCGCGTCGCCCGTCTATCGAAAGGGACCGGATGGCAGGCCGCAGCCTGTCATCGTCGACGGACGGGTCATCACCAACGTGCACCAGCCGGCGGAAGTGAAGACCTGGCGGAACGACGTGCGGCTGGCGGCGGGCGCAGCCACGGACGGGAAGCACCTCCAGGGTCCACTCGTTCTTCACGTCGCGTTCTTCCTGCCGCGGCCCGGGCGCCTGGTCTGGAAGACGCGACCGATGCCGACCGAGCCGTGCGATCGGAAACCCGATCTCGACAACCTCGTCAAGGGCATCAAGGACGCTCTCAGCGGGTGTCTGTGGCGTGACGACTCCCAAGTGGTCGAGATCCATGCGACCAAGCGGTACGCGGCCGGCCCCGGCTACGGCGACGAGCGGGCCCGCGTCGAGGTGACGGTGGAGGCAATCTCATGACTCAGCCAAAGCGTATCGACATCGCCGAGTTCCGGCGTCTCGGTCTTCTCCAGGAGGTGAACCGGCAGTTCTTCCATCCGCTCGGCCTGGCGCTGGAAGCTGTGATCGATAACGACCACTGCCAGACCTGCGGGGCAGTCGTGGAGTCGACCATCCACGCAACCGGCTCGCGGAATCCGGAGATCGCCAAGGCCGCGCATGCCTTCGCTCCAACGCAGCGGCTGGGCGGGATCTGGGACTACCGCGACTACCCGGAGGGCATCAGCTACGGAGCCGACGTCACTTCGCGGCCGGAGTGGATCGCTGACGCCGAACGGGTCGCCAAGATGCAACGAGATCGGTACGAGAGCCGCACGAAGGCCCTGGGCTACTGGATCCAGCCAGTGAGAATCTGCCGCGTCTGCGGCTGCACGGACGACGACTGCCTGGAGTGCATCGAGCGAACCGGCGAGCCCTGCTCCTGGGTCGAGGGGGACCTTTGCAGCGCGTGCGTGGAGGCGATCGGGTGATTCGGGTGAGGTAGGTCTGATGGACCAGGCACGAGGGGCAGGGAGCCGCCCAAGGGCAGGCGGAAAGGTTATAGGGATGAGCGGGAAACGACCGCGGATCGTGTTATGGATCGACGACTTTGAAGCGCATCTCTTCCGTTCGGCCGAACCAACTCTAGCGACAGGTGCGCGAGTCCGTCTCTGGGCGAGGGCCTATCGAGAAGGCGGAACGCTCCCGGACGATGACGCACAGCTTGCCCGATGGGCCAGTCTGACGCTCAAAGAGTGGCGCTTTGTCAAGCCGTTCCTGAGCGGATCGTGGCCGCTGGAGAACGGCCGTTTTGTTCTCAGACGCATCCTGGATGAACTCCGTTACCGAGAGGGATCAGTCGCCCGAGCCCGTGCCGCTGCCGAAGCAAGGTGGGAGGAAGAACCATGCGAGACGCATCCGAGTAGCAATGCATCCGGCATGCGAGACGCATCCGAGACGCATCCAAAACACGATGCCGAAAGTATGCCCTCCCCTCCCCTCCCCTCCCTCCCGTATCCCTCCCACTCACGCTCCTCTCCCGCGCGTGCGGGCGCGCGTGCGCGTGCGCGCGAGGGTGAATCCGACTCGGATCGGGATCCCGGCGCCTATTCCCCCGACTTCCTGCGCTTCTGGGCGGCCTATCCCCGGAAGGCGAAGAAGGGCGCCGCTGCTGCCGCCTGGCGAAAGGTCAAGCCGAGGGTCGAGGACGTACTCGCGGCGCTGGAATGGCAACGCGGATCCCCGGCCTGGCTCGAGCAAGGCGGACGGTTCATCCCGCATCCTGCGACGTACCTGAACGCGAAGTGTTGGGAGGACGAGCGATCGGGGTACGAAGCGCACGAGCAAGCGAATGGCGCGAAGAAGGGGCCGGGACCGTTGCCAGTCTGGCAGGATCCGGTGATGGACGAGATCGATCGCGAGCGTGCCAAGTAATCGTGTATAATTTTCAATCAGTCGGCGGGTCCTTCCGGCACCGAACACCTGCGGGTGGCGCGGCAGCGCAGGTTTTCATCACGCGCGCGTATTTCCAGGAGCCTAGTCCAATGATTGCAATGAGTTACGGGCGTCCGTGAACGCGCGGAACAAGAAATCGGCGCCGGCCGAACCGGATTCTGCGCAGAAATCCGGGGCTGTTCGGTTGTCGCTCCGGCTCTACGGGGAGCACCGGCGGACCAAGGGGCTGCGCGGATACTCGCTACTGGCGGTGCAGCAGGCGATCCAGCGGGGTCGTATCACGCGGCAGTGCGAGCTCCACGAGCATTGCCCGATCGATTGCCGGAGGGGGAAGATCCCGCCGGAGCGAGCCGACGCGCAGTGGGTGGCGCACACCACGCCAGGGGCGGACCGCAAGGCGGACGCGGCGCCCGAGCTGATCACAGCCAAGGTGATCCGGGAGCAATGGGCGGGGCGGAACGAGCGGCTGCGGTTCGAGGAGCGCGCGAAGTCGCTGGTGCGGGCGGATGCCGTCCAGCAGCAGCTCTACGCGCGCGGCCGCCAGCTCCGCGACTCGCTGACGCAGGTGCGGCTGCGGCTGTCCTCGCAGCTCGCGGTGGAGCGGGACCCCAGGCGGATCGACCGGATGCTCGCCGAGGCGTTCGACGAGGTTCTGGAGGTGATGACGAGATGACGACCGACGATCTGCGCTTCTACGCGATGCTGTTCATGGGCGTGTTCGTTGGCGGGTGGATCGTGCTCACGGTCTGGTATCGGTGGCGCGACAGGAGGTGACGGCCAGATGAAGATCGGGGACTTCGTATCTCGCGATGGGACGGACGTGCACCTTCTCTGCTGGGTGAACTACGCCGGAGACTTGGGTGGCTTCCTTTGCGTAGTTCCTCCCGATTCTGGGTGGACCAGCCTTGGCGACATGGAAGCGAATCTGATGCGCCGCTACGAACCGCTCGACCCTGCCGAGGTCGTTCGCCATCTTTCAGCGTTTCACGACCCGTCAATCGTCAGCGCGAAACGAATGCCGATGCAGTTTACGAACGAGGGAAAGGCGCCGAGCGGCGGCGAATACTGGTGGGCGAAGCGTATCGACGATGGATCGATCACGATCATCGAGACAGAAGGAGCGGAGGGAGGCCTTGAGTTCGGGAGCGATACACCGTTCGAGTGGCGCGACCGCTACATTCTCGGAGACCAGCTCGCGTTGCCGTGCATCTGCGACGACACGGTACGCGACCCGAAATGTCCGAAGCACGCGAGTTGGTTCGGTGTGGTATGAGCGAGACTGACCTCGACCGCTACCTCGCGGATCCGGCCGAGGTGTTCCTGCGCGGCTGGTCCGCCGGCTGTCAGCCCGAGCTCGCGCTCAGCGTCAGCGAGTGGGCGAACCGGGTCCGCATTCTCCCCGATACCTCGCCCGAGCCCGGGCCGTACCGATGGGAACGAACGCCCTACGTCCGCGAGATCCTGGACAACCTCGGGCCAGATTCCGACGTCTGGCAGACCTGGATCATGAAGGGCAGTCAGCTCGGCTTCACCACGGTCGGGGAGAACTTCGTCGGATACGTGATCGAGCGCACTCCTGGACCGATGCTCTTCGTGCAACCAACCAGCGACCTGGTCAGCGAGTGGAGCAAGACGCGGATCGAACCGATGATCGCGGACGCTCCATCGCTGCGCGCGCTCGTCACAGAGGCGAGCACCAACCGCGGCGAGAACACGATCCGGCTGAAGCGCTTCCCGGGTGGACACGTCGCGATGATTGGCGCCAACTCAGCGGTCGGGTTTCGCGCGCGATCGATTCGGTTTCTGTACTTGGACGAGATCGACGGATACCCGCCCGACGTCGGTGGCGAAGGCGATCCGGTCGCGCTCGGGTTCAAGCGGACCGACAACTTCAAGTTCAACCGCAAAGTGTTGGTCACGACCACCCCGACCGTGAAAGGCGCTTCGCGGATCGAGAAGGCCTTCGAGGAAACCGACCAGCGCTACTACGAGGTGCCGTGCCCCGAGTGCGGATCGTTCCAGGTCATCCGCTACGCGAACATCGTCGACTTCGACGAGCATGGCGAGACCGCGCTCCTACAGTGCGCCGAGTGCCGCGCGAAGATCGACGAGGCCCACAAGCCCAGCATGCTCGCGGCTGGGCGCTGGACCCCGACCACCGAGAGCAAGCGCCCGGGCGTGCGCGGCTACCACCTCTCCGCACTCTACAGCCCGTGGAAGACGTGGGGAGCCTGCGTCGCCGAGCACAAGCAGGCGAAGCGCGCGGGCAACGAGGAGCTCCAGACCTGGGTCAACACCGTCCTCGCGGAGCTGTGGGACGATCCCGGCGCCGACCCGATCGACGAGGACGAGCTCGCGGGGCGCACGGAAGCGTACTCGGCGCGGGTGCCCGAGGGCGGGCTCATCCTCACGGCCGGCGTCGACGTCCAGGCCGACCGCGTCGAGATCGAGGTCATCGCCTGGGGAGCGAACGAGGAGAGCTGGGGAGTCGAGTATGCGGTGCTCTGGGGAGACACCGCGGCGCGCCGGACGGCCGGGGTCTGGCCGGCTCTCGCGGAGTATCTCGGGCGGAAGTGGCCGGCCGCGGACGGGAGTCAGTACGGGATCGCAGCCTGCTGCATCGACGCCGGATTCAGGACCCAGCAGGTCTACCGCTTCGCCCGGGGCAAGTCGGCGCGGCGCATCTTCGCGGTGGTCGGCCGGTCCGACAAGGGGCTCCCGATCATCTCGGGCAAGCCGTACCGAAAGCGGAGCGGGCGCAAGGAGCGGAAGGTCGACCTGTTCATCGTGGGGACCGACCAAGCGAGTGGGATCGTGCATTCGCGGCTGACCAAGTCCGAGGGGTTCGGGATCTGTCACTGGCCCAGCGACGGGCACGGCTACGACCTTGACTACTTCCGCCAGCTGACGAGCATGCAGAGCAAGATCCGCTACGAGCGGGGCGTCCCGCGCCGGGAGTGGCATCTCCGCAAGGGGAGGCGGAACGAGGCCTTCGACTGCCGGGTCTACGGGTATGCTGCCCTCCAGCTGATGCCGCTCGACTTCGAGCGCATCGCGAAGCTGAGGGCCAAACGGCGCGAGAGGACCGCTGAGGCCACGGCCCCGGAGGTGCCCCAGCAGGCCCCAATTGAACCCCAACCGACCTTCGCCCAACCCCGGAGGCAACCGTCGCTCAGGCAGCAACGGAAGCAATTCGGGCTCGGGAGGTCGCGACCACGGAGATGGTGATGGAAAAATATCAGGACCGTCTGGAGCGCGGAATCATTGATCGGGAGCTGTACTGTACTTGGGTGTACTTTTTTTCTTCCTTGAACAAGTACAGGCCTCCGTGCGCGTTATCGCCACGTGAGTCATACCCCGCTGACAGTGGAGCCGAAGAGGTTCGTGATCGGGACGACGGTCGTCTGGACCAAGTCGCTCCCCGACCACCTGCCCGCTGACGGCTGGACGCTCGATTACCACTTCGGCGCGACCGCCTCGGAGATCTCGGTTGCCGCCACCGATCCCGGAGACGGGACCCACCTCGTCACGATCAGCGCCGCCATCTCTGCGGGCTTCGTCGCCGGCACGTATTCCTGGCAGGCGATCGCAACCCTGGCCGCCGTCCCGTACCTCGTGGGTGAGGGCACCGTCGAGGCGGTTGCCGCCATCGATGGGTCGACCGGCATCGATCTCCGATCGGCCGCCCGGAAGAACCTGGCTGCGATCGAGGCGGTCATGCTGGGCCGGGCTGCCGAGAAGGATCTCTCCCACACCATCGCGGGCCGGAGCGTTTCGAAGTTTTCGCACAGCGAGCTAATCGAAGCCAGACGCTACTGGAAGAACGAGGTCGCGAAGGAAGACCGCAGGGCGCGGATCGGTGAGGGCCGAAGCGGTGGGCTCGTACGCGGGAGGTTCGTATGAGGCTCCTCCCCTCGGCTGTTCTGCGTTTTCTCCGTGGTGGGTTCGCCGATCCGCCGGCGCCGGTGGTTGCACCCCCGCTTCCGGCGCCGGCTCGGCGTCCTCGATCTCGCGTTCGTCCGATCTCCATGCGCGAAGAAACCGCGCGCGCCACGCGGGCCTCGGGTGTCTGGACCTCGGGGGGTCATCACGCCGGCGAAACCAATCGCCTGACCGGACCCTGGTCGCAGACTCCGCGAAGCATCGACGAGATCATTTGGGCTCAGCTGCAGCCGATGCGTGCGCGCTCGCGAGAGGAGTGTTTCAACAACAATCACGCGCGCAAATTCCTGCAGATGGTGCAGAACAACGTGTGCGGTGCCACTGGGTTCGTGCTGCAGGCGCAGTCGATCCAGCCTGGTGGGGAGCGCGACAAGGCCGCGAACAAGGCGATCGAGCTCGCGTGGAAGGAGTGGGGCAAGTTCTCGACTTGCGATTACCTCGGCAAACTCTCCTGGCGTGAGCTCCAGATCCTGATCGCCCGAAACCTCGCGATGGACGGCGAGGTCCTGATCCAGAAGCTTCGCGGCGCCAAGGTCAACCGGTTCGGCTTCGCACTCCGGATCCTGGATCCCGAGCTGCTCGACGTGATGGACATTCGAGAGCTGTCCGACGGCGGATACGTTCGCTTCGGCATCGAGTTCGACCGTGAGGGGCGGGTCCGCGCGTATCACCTATCCAATCCGGCGCGGACGGGCGCCGTGTATCTGCAGCACTCGCGGGGTGAATCGGTCCGCGTGCCAGCGGACGAGATCATCCATCTCCACCTGGTCGAGCACGCCGGTCAGAAGCGCGGTATCCCCTGGATGGCGACGGCGTTGTTCAAGATGCACACCCTCGACGAGTACGAAGAGTACGCGCTACAGAACGCGAAAGCCGGCGCCGCGAAGACCGGGTTCTACCAGCAGAATCCTGAGCTCACCGACGAGGACTATCTCGGCGACCGCGAGGACCAGGAGACCGGCGAAGTCGAGGAAGACATCGAGCCGCTCAGCGCTCGAAAGCTCCCGCCCGGGTGGACATTCCAATCGTTCGAGCCCGACTACCCGACCGGTGAGTACTGGCCGTTTCAACGCGCGGGGATTCGCTCGATCGCGGCCGGCCTCGGTGTTTCATATCACTCACTCGCCCAGGACCTGGAGGGCGTTAACTACTCCTCGATGCGCGGCGGCGTCCAGGAAGAGCGGGATGGCTGGATGGTGCTCCAGGACTGGGTCGTCGAGCATCTCTGCGAGCCGGTCTATCGCGAGTGGCTCTCCATGGCGCTGCTCATGGATGCGATCCCCGGAGTCCAGCTCGAGCGCGAATCCGAGTATCAGCGGGTGGTGTGGCAGGCGAAGAGGTGGGACTGGGTCGATCCGCTGAAGGACGCGAGCGCGCTCGAGCTGGAATACAGCGCCGGCGTCGAGTCGCTCACCGGCTGGGCCCGGCGCAAGGGCCGCGATCTCGAACAAGTCTTCGAAGAGCGCCGCGCGGAAGAGGCGCTCGCGAAGGAATACGGCATCACGCTCGGCGCTCCGGCAGAGCCCGACCGCAGGCCGTCGTACTCCGACGATCCCGATGAAGCCAAGGGAGACGACGAGAAGGATCCAGAGCGGGCGCTCGATGCGCTCCTGATCCGTCGCGTGCTCGAACGGCGGCGTCCGGCTGCCAGTGTCGATGGTCACAACGGGAGGAACCGGCTGTGAAGACGCGGAAGATGCGGGTCCCGGTGCTGCACCGAATCGCGGAGATCTCCGACGAGATGGTCCGCGCGATCAACGTCGAGGAGAGGCTCCTCAGCGGCCTGGTCTTCAGCTCGGAGACCCCCGTGCGCCGATGGTTTGGGATGGAGGTCCTCGATCACAACCCCTCGAGCGTCGACCTCTCCCGCATCAAGAACGTCGGCTCGGTGCTGATGAATCACGATCCGGACCGCCCCGTTGCGAAGCCGGAGAACGTCCGCATCGAGAACGGAAAGGGAATTGCCGACGCGCGATTCGGAACGAAAGCGCTTGCAGAGGAAGCATTCCTCGATGTCCGCGAAGGCGTGATCCGTGGCGTCTCGGTGGGATACATCCCGCTCAAAATGCAGCTCGAGGAGCAAAAGGAGGGAGCGCCCTCCACGTATCGAGTCATGAAGTGGCAGGTGCTCGAGTACTCGCTCACCCCGATTCCGGCCGATCCGCGGTCGAACACGGGGATGCGGGACGTGGCACCGGATCAACCGGTCTTCCGCGAGGGGGATCCGGTGTACGAGTGCGAGGTCGAAGAGCCGGACACTCAGAGGGAGGAACCCGCAATGAAGAACTGTGGAAAGTGCGGACGCTCCTACGAGGGCGACTCGCACGAGTGTACGCAAGGTGCCGGCGGCGGAACTGCGACGCTCGTTCGCGAGGACGTCGTCGCGGAGGAGCGCGCGCGTGTGAAGGCCATTCGCGAGCTCGCGGCACGGCACAAGATGCCTGACCTCGGGCGCCAGTTCGAGGAGTCGGGCCGCCCGGTCGTCGAACTCCGGGACGCGATTCTGGAGAAGATCGGCGCTCGTGAGACCACGGTCGACGACATCCGCCAGGTCGCCGGCGGCGCAACGCATCCGGCGGTCGGCCTCAACGACAAGGAGATCAAGCGCTTCAGCTTTTTCCGGCTGATTCGCGCGCTCATGGCGCTCCGCGGATTCCCGGACATGGGCAAGTCGGTGCTCGAGGATGCCGCATTCGAGATCGATGCGTGTCGCGCGCAGGCGAAGATCCTGGGGCGCGAGCCGCAGGGAGCTTTCCTCCCGAACGAGGTCGTGTACGGCAAGCGTGAGGACATTCCGTTCCGGCGCGATATCACGAAGGCCACGGAAGGAGCGGACCTCGTCCAGACGCTCAACGTCGGAGCCTCGTTCATCGATCTGCTGCGCAACAAGACGATCGCGCTCCAGCTCGGGACGGTGCTGACGGGCCTGAAGGACGACATCCTGATCCCGCGGCTCTCCGCCGGCGCGACGGGATCGTGGGTGACGGAAAACACCGCGCCGGCCGAGACCACGCACACCTTCGACAACGTTCAGCTATCGGCGAAGTCCGTGACTGCGTTCACGGATCTCTCGCGGAAGCTGCTCATCCAGGCCTCGGTCGACGTCGAGAACATCGTGCGGAACGATCTCGCCGAAGCGATCGGGATTGCGATCGACTCGGCGGCGATCTCCGGATCCGGCGTCGGTGAGATTCCGACAGGAATCACGACCACGGGAGGAACGGGATCAGTGACCAGCGGCGGGACGGTCAGCTACCCGAACATCGTGGAGCTTTGGTCCGACGTAGCGGGCGGCAACGCGGACATCGGAACACTCGCGTTCCTGACCTCCGCGCGGGTCGCCGGGATCCTGATGGAGACCGAGAAGGCGACGGGCTACCCGGTCTACTTGCTCGATGGTCCGAGCGGCAAGATGCTCGGATATCCGGTCCACATCTCGAATCAGGTTCCCGCCGGCGTGGGTGCGGGGACGATCATCTTCGGCAACTGGAAGGATCTGCTCATCGGAATGTGGGACGCGCTCGATCTCCTGATCGATCCGTTTTCGCTCTCCAGCCAGGCCGGGACGAGGGTGCGTGTGATCCACGAGGCCGACGTCGAACTCCGCCGTCTCGCGAGCTTCTCGACGATCGAGGACATCACCTAACAGGCAGCACGTGGAGAACGGCGCCGCTCGGGAGGGCGGCGCACCTCCGCGCATTTCAGAGAGGAGAACGGAACGATGATCTCAAAGCTGCGCAATCTGTGGGCGACCTCGATGCTCGTCGCTGTCGTGGTCGCTGCGTGTCTCTGGCCGACGCCTCAGGTCGAGGCCGGAGAGACGAAGTACTCGAACCTCGGCAACATCCTCGATGCGGCCGCTGACACGACCGGCGAGTGGAACGCCCGGTACAACGGCGCCGGTTTCATGATGACGTGGACCGACGAGGACTCGGCGACGGTCGCGATTCAGTCGACCATCGACGGCTCGACGTGGTTCACGCTGTATTCCGCCCTTGTCGATGGCGGAACGACTGGACCGTTTGTAGTGCGGCGGGCGATCAACACCGTCGACTTTGCCAACACGTCCAACTTCACCACGAACGGTGGAGCGGTAAACAACCTGCCCCTCGGATACAAGGTGCGAGCGATCGTTACCGCTTCGGGCAGCGACACGCTCCAGGCGGTGAAGTTCATGTTCCTGTTCGCGAGCTGATGCAGGCCCGGGCGGTTCGCCCAGGAGGAAACCAAGATGCTGCAGAAGAATCCATTCGGAGTTGAGACCGTTGACGTCAAGGGGGAGAAAGTCCCGCCGATCCCCGTCCGGCTGCTCCGCCAAGTGAACAGCGGGGCGCACGACGCGCGTGGAAAGCCGATCGTGATGAAGGCGGACACCGAGCACCTGCTCGATGCGAACTTCGCGCTGCAGCTCATCGCATGCAACCGTGCGGTCCGGATCGAAAAGATGGCACCGGCGGAGCAGGATCCGGAGCTGGCCGGTGCCGGAGCGAAGGGGGGCGGATCCGCAGGCAAGGGCGACAAGGGCGCCGAGAAGTAGAGGCGGAGACCAGTGGCGATCGGCGACGACCTCTCCGTCTACTTCAACACCGACGACTTCGGAGTCGCGGTGTCGATCGATGGTGAGGACGTCGTCGGGATTCTCGATCAGGAGTACGAGGAAATGGTGGAAGTCGCGGGATACAACCCGGAGCTGCAAGTCCCGAGCGCCAACCTTCCCGCTGGTATCGCCTACGGATCCGACGTCGTGATCGGCCCGCGAAACTTCAAGGTGCGAGCGATCCGGCCGGACGTTTCGCAGCGCGTGACCATTCTCGATCTGGAGTACATCAGCACCACATGAGCATCGGCAACGACACGGAGCACTACTTCGACAACGACGACTTCGCGGTCGGAGTGACCTATGGTGGGCAACCGTTCAACGGCATCCTCGATCGGCCGTATGAGGAAGCTGCGCGCGTTGCGGGCGAAGCTCCACGGCTGACCGTTCCGATGGGCGAGCTCCCACCCGGTGCCAACGCGGCGGGCCAGATCTTCGTCATTGGTGGGATCCCGTTCCGGACGAAGGGAATCGCGCGCGAGGTCGTGGACCGCAAGGTCGGGGTGTTTCCTCTCGAGGTCCTGCGCGAGATCCACGTCACCGCCGGCTCGACGTACATGGATGCGGCTCAGCAGTCGACCAATAACTCTGGCCTTTCGGTCTGGCATCTGCGGCCTATCTTCCCGATCCGTCGTGGTCTGCTCCGCTTCGATCTCTCTGGCCTGCCCGATCTGGACGTCACGACCGCGGTCGTGCGGGCTGTGTGTCAAGACGCCCAAGGACCGGTTGGTGACATCGAGGTTTGGGCATGCGCGCGAGCTGCGGTGATTGCTGAGGCGACACATCTGGAGTGGTCGGCGGGGAACGCGTGGTCCACGCCTGGAGGGATGCATGTCCCGAATGACCGAATCTCGCCCCCGCTTGCCGACGGGATCGGTGGAGGGTTGGTTGACGGAGCGTCGCTGGATCTGCTGACCGGAACTGTTGCGCGCGATTGGGTCAACATCAATCGGGCCGCAGGATACGCGGTTCTTCAGCTCACCATCGAAACCGGGGTAGCCATTTTCCACGGAACGAACAGCGGGCAGCCGCCGCGGCTGGTGGTGGGGTACTGATGGAGATGCGGCTCTCGATCACGGACCTCGGGCTGAGGGACATGCTCAACGCCCTGCGCGCGGACGAGCAGATCGTGCGGCCGGCTGCCGCGCGCGCGATCAACCGAGGCCTCCAGTCGATTCGCCGCCCGATCGCTCGCGCGGTCGCGAACGAGCTCCGGATCCGGCCGCAGAAGCTGATCGGCCGGCGGATCAAGATCGACCGCGCCCGGCCCAGCTCGCTCGTCGGCTACATCCGCGTCCTCCAGCGACCCGTTCCGGTGATTCTCCTGTCGGGCGCACGCCAGACCCGGAGCGGCGTCACCGCGGGAGGGACGCAATACCCGCACGCCTTCATCGCCCGAGGGCAGAACAGCGGCAAGCGCCACGTCTTCCGCCGGCGCGGCCGCGCCCGGCTTCCGATCGACGCCCAGCGGATCCAGATCGCCGACCAGGTCGACCGGGAGGTGGCGAAGCACATGCCGAAGGCGCAGGAGAAAATGCAGACGGTCCTCGAGCACGAGCTCAAGTTCAGGCTCCGCCAGAAGGGATACCTCGCCTGATGGCGCACGCGGTGCAACAGATCCGGACCGCCTTCGTCACGCGCGTGACCGGCCTCGCTACCACGGGATCCCGCGTCCAGGCGACGCGCGTCTACCCGCTCGACGACGACCAGCTGCCCGGGCTCGCGATCTACACGGCCCGGGAGTTCAAGGACGACGACGGGCGCGACCTGGGCGGCCGGGAGCGGTGGGATCTCGACATCGTCTGCGAGGCCTACGCCAAGCCGGCCGACGGCGCCGGCGCGATCGACGACGTCCTCGATCAGATCTGCGCAGAGGTCCAAACCGCGGTCATGGGCGAGTTGACGCTCGGGTCTCTCGTGCTCTGGCTCGAAATGCTCTCCAGGGAGATCGACTACTCGGGCGAGCTCGAGCGCCCGTGCGGGCGGGCCCGGATGGTTTGGCGCGCCCAGTACTACATCGTGGCCGATGCGCCCGAAGTAATCATCTACGCGCCCACGGCGCCGTAGCAAAAGGGGGAGGACTGCGATGAAGCGTCTGCGATACACCGGCGATCACGAGCGCGCCTTCGGCGATCTCGGAGCCGTGCCCGGGTGCGAGCACGAGGAAGCGGACGACGAGCGCGCGGCCGCGCTCATCCGCTCGGGCTGGTGGGAAGAGGTCAAGAAGGGGACGGGCAAGTCGGCTGCGAAGAAGGCCGCCGGCGACGCCGCGGACCGGGAGGACTGATCGATGGGCTACCCACAGAGACTGCGCGGCATCGGTGTCGCGATGGCGGCGACCGCGAGCACGGATATCGCGACGCCAAAGCTCTTCCTCCCCGCGGCCTCGGCGAAGATCACCGAGGTCCCCAAGATCTACAAGCGAGACGCCAACTACGCCCGCGCCTCGGACTACGCGTTCGCGGCCGGGTTCGACTACGCGTTCTCCGCGAGCGGCGTGACCGGCAACTGTGAGCTCCTGGGCTACCTGTTCTGGCTGTGGGCAGGCGGTGATTCGTTCGCTGCGACGCGGCACACCCTGACGCCGAACGACACCGGGCAGTACCTCAATTTCTTCGTGGACGAGGGCCTGCCAACGGCTACGCCGCTCAACCACCTCATCGGAGCGCGCATCGCCAAGATCACGATGTCTCAGGCTGAGACGGACCTGTTCAAGTGGGCCATCGAGGGCGTCGCATGCGATCGCGGCGTGCTCCTGGCGGCCGTGGCACCGTCGCTCCCGTCCGGGGAGGACAACGCGCCTCTGGCGTGGGCTCACTTCCAGGATGCGGGCGGATTCTTCAAGGTCGGGGTTGGTGGTGCCGTCCCCGCCTCGGACCCGACCGTGAAGGGCTGGGAGATCTCTTGCTCGCAGGGCGTGTTCCCGCAGGGCAAGAGCCTCGGGTCGAACCAGCCGACCGATCAGCACGTCGGCCAGATCGAGGTCGGCTTCAAGTTCAAGAAAGAGCTCTTCGGCGCCGACGCGGCCGCTCAGATCACAGCGCTGCGTGCACAAAACAAGGTGGGCATCGACATGAAGGCGATCGTCGGCGCGAACGACTTCCAGCTCACGATCCCGAACGCTGACTTCAATGCGGATGCAGGAAAGGAAGTCGGCGCGAAGGATGACGTCGTGATGGTTGAGTTCTCGGCCGACGCACAGAAGGATGGCGCGACCCCGATCATCACCGTGGTGACGAAGGACGGAACGATCGGCGTCTACACGTAGGAGCCGACGCAAGCGAGCACAGAGAGAAGGACGGAGCAAATGACGAGCATTCCATTCGACCTCGCGCGGATCCGACCCGATGAGGGGACCCCGTGTACGATCTACTTCTCGCCGGAGAACCTTCTGCGAGCGCCGACCAAGGTGGAGATCGCGGAGCGCGGCGAGCCGACCGAGGAGCAACTTGCATCCGGTGTCGAGCCCCTGGGAAAGCTGATCTGGTGGCTGCGCGCCGAACTCGGGCGCGACTCGAAGCGCCTCTCCGATCTCGCCTTGGTCCGCCGCTCCGGAGGCAAGGGGCGCAAGAAGGGCGAGATGTCGATCCGTGCGGGCACGATCGCACATGAGCGGATCATTCTCTCGACGGTCCGGGTCGATGGTCTGGAGACCGGCGGCCAGCCCGTCGCGCGAGTGACCGCGGAAGTCCTCGACCGACTGCCCGATTGGCTCCTCAACCAGGTGCTGCTCCAGATCAACGAGATGTCCGGGGCGGATGAGGACGAAGAGGGAAACTGAGGCGCGCCGCCCGCTGGACGCTCGAACACGGCGGCGCGAATCAGTGCCAATGGTGCCAGGTGGGTCCGTGTCCAGCCCACGATAGCAAGCGGTCCAAACGGGAGATCCCCGAGAGGGCTGCGTTCTGGCTCCAGCTCTACCGCGACGTGAAGCGTTGGGGGGCGCTCCCGGACCCGGGCGGGCTCCTCGACCAGGAGACGCGGACGATGCGGATGCTCAACGTGATCGCGGACGAGTACGACCGTTGGACGATCGAGCAGCAGAGGCTCCGGGAGGAGCGGCTCAAGATCCAGCAGACGCTCGGGCATTCCGGCGGCCGCGTGTACGGATTCTGACGGGGGATCACGGTGGGATTCGGCACTCGACCAGAAGCGCGCGGAAAGCTCTCGCTCGACGGCGCTGACTGGGACAGGACGCTGAAGCAGGCGAACCAGCAGTTCAGCGGGTTCACTTCTGCGGTCGATCGAATGGCCAAGCGCGCGGCCCTCGCCATCGCCGGTCTGGCGATCGGCGCTTCTTTTGTCGGCGCGAACTTCGAGGACGCGATGAAGGGCGTCGAGGCGGTGGCCGGTGCCACGGCCCCGCAGCTCGAGCGCCTGGAGAAGGCGGCCCGGGACATGGGAGCGGCGACCGCCTTCTCCGCTTCCCAGGCTGCCGGCGCCCAGGAGGAGCTACTCAAGGCCGGTCTCGCGGTCAACGACACCATCAAGAGCCTGGAGGGCACGCTCAAGTTCGCCGGCGCCGCGGGAGCGGAGCTCGCCTTCTCCGCGGAGCTCGGCGCCGCGACCATGAAGACCTGGCGCCTGGAGGCCGATCAGGCGAACCGCATCTTCAATGCGCTCCTCTCATCGATGAACGTCTCGCGCCTCGGCGCGGAGTCGCTGAACGCGGCGATCGGTGCGGGCGGAGCCGTGCTCGCGACCTGGGGCGTCGAGCTCGAGGAGTCTCTCGCGGTCCTGGCCGCGCTCACGGACGTTCTCGGCGACGGCTCCACGGCGGGGACATTCGCGAAAAACGTCCTGTCGGAACTCACTGCGGTTGTCCGCGAACAGAAGGGAGTGCTCGGCGAGGTCCTCGCAACCTGGGACCCCGCCACCGACGGGATCATCGGAGCCGTGGAGCGGCTGGAGCGCGCCGGCGTGTCGGGCCGGACCGCGCTCGAGGAGCTGGGCCAGCGCGGCGGCCCCGGGCTCGCCATCCTCCTCGAGCGCGGTTCTGAGTCGCTCCGGCAGCTCGAGCAGCAGGTCACCGGGACCAACGCCGCCTTCGCCGCCTACGAGACCCGCATGGACTCGACGAAGGGACGGTGGCAGGTTCTGCGCTCTGCCCTCGAGGAGGGAGCGATCCGGACCTTCGAGCGGCTGCAGGGTCAGATCGATCGCTTGCTGGAACTGATCACGACTGCGGTGCAGAGCAACTTCGATTCGATCTCGACAGCGGCCGCGCAACTCGGTGTGGCGATCGAGACGACCATCGATCTATTCATCGACCTGCACGGTTGGATCGAGGACAACAGCACCGTCGTCGGCCTTCTGACGTCGGCGTTCGTCGGCCTCACTGCGGCGATCTACGCCACCCGCACCGCCATGCTCGCGCTCACCGCAATCAGGGCCGCGACATCCTTCGGTCCGCTTGTCGCTGCGATCGGGGCCGTCGCGGGCGTCGTCGCATTTGTCATCGATAAGCTCTACGGCTGGCAGCGGATCTGGACTCAGGTCGTCGGCGAGTTCCGCACGGGCCTCGTGCACATCCAGGCGATCGGTGGGGCTTTCGAGGCGATCCAGAAATCGCTAGCCAACCCTCGCGCCGCCGGCCAGATCTGGCGCGAATTCCGTCTCGAGCACGCCCAGGCCGTCGCCGAGATCGAGGCCACGACTCTTGCATCGCTCGACCGGATCCGTTCAGCCCGTGACCCGGGCAACGCGCCGATCGGCGCCGGCGGATTCGATGCATCGATCCAGGGCGCCATCGATGCGCTCGGCCTCAAGCGAGAGACTGCCGAGGCCGAGGTCGAAGTCGAGGCTGAGCGGATCGACCGTCGCGCGGATCTCCTTCTGGCCGAGGCCGACTTCGAGCGCGAGCTCGCAGTCCGCGGGCACGTCGAGACGCTGGAGCTGATGGACGCGGAGCACCTCTCTAGGCAGGCGCACTTCGAACGCGAGACGGGCATCTACCAGGAGTTCGCGGACCGGACGCGCCACATCTCGCAGGCGATGTGGGGAGCGATCGTCGAGCAGACCGCAACCGCGACGTCGATCCAGGGCGTGATGAAGCTCAAGCTGGGACAGATCATCAAGCGTGTCGCCTTCGAGGGCGCGGCCGCGGAGATCGAGGCGCAGGGCCAAGTGGCTGCCAAGCGCGCCGTGATCGAGGCGGCGTTCGCACTGGCTGCCCTCGCGCGCCTCGACTTCCGCGGGGCCGCGTTGCACGGGGCGGCTTCCGCGAAGTTCTTCGCCGCGGCCGGCCTTGCCGCGATCGGGGCGGCGTCGCTTCGGCACGTGCCTGAGAGTGGGGGAGGGGGCGCGGAGATCGAGACGTCAGGCGGCGCCGGCGCCGGAGATCGCGGGAGCGGTGGCGGCGGACGCAGCACGGTAGACATCACCCAGCGCTCCGCACCGGAGACCGTCAACATCTACGTGCAGACCACTGTGCAGGGGAACATCCTCGGGGACTTCGCTCAGGTCGTGGACGACTACGTGGTGCCGCGTCTCCGGAAGCTGGTCGAACAGGAGGCGTTCTGATGGCGCTCACCTTCGTCGGAGACCCTCTCGCCGCGCCGGAGATTTGCCTCGGGATCCCGTTCGGCGACAGCAACACGCAGACGCCCGATCCGACATGGGGCGTGCCGGTGCCGGGATGGGCGCTCGGCGGGCTCACGATCGGTCACATCTACGGCGCCCACTACTACCATCGGTTTGCCAACTTCATCGAGTCCGAATGGGTCGCGAACCCCTTCGGCGTCGGTCGATCGCTCTTCGTCGAGACCCAGGCAGACATGGATGGTCTGCCCGCCGCTCTGGGAGGCACCGGCTCCGGCAATTCGTTCATCCTGACGCCTCCCTCCCACTATGGCTATCTCCCCGTCGTCGGGTCCTCCCAAACCGTGAAGTTCCGCCTCCTCCTCGTGCTCAATCTGAATCTCGGTGCGAACCACGCGCTGCACGTGTCTCTGAGCCAGTATCGAGACAACGATGTCTTCGAGGATCAGGACGTGTTGAAGACCTTCACGGTGGCGGACAACACGGGCGGCGAGTATCTGTCGTTCGCCTCCGACCACGTGATCACGAAGAACGCGCTGACACGTTACTTGCGTCTGGCGTTCTGGCCCGAAGCGGATGGATCCGCCCAAGGATTCAGCATCGACTTCTTCGGCCTCGGATTCATTCCACAGAACGACGGCTTCGAGTCCGGCGCGCCGTCGTTCACTGACGACTACGTCGGCGACGGATTGGGGTGCGAGTACGCGGTGGAAGTAGAAGACGTCCGGCCGACCGGTGGATATGGGCATTGGATCTACAACCGAGGCCACAACCTGAAGCGCGTCTCCCGTCTCTCCATGCAGTTCTATCGAGCGACTGCGCAGTGGCGCCAGGACCTCCTTTGGTTCTGGGCAGCGCAGAACGGTATCGTCTCGGTGGGAGACCGGATCAAGTCCGGTCGCGGCAACGAGCTCGGCGGCCGTCCCTGGCCATTGCTCCTCCGTCCGCGCCACCCGCACTTCAAGCAGGCCATGTACTGCCGCTTGCGTGCGACGCCGTTCTTCCTCGATGTCGACACGGGGCCGAAGTTCGTTGAGCCAGTCCCGACCTATTCTGGATTGGCCGAGCTCGAGGAGCTGATCTTCTGATGCCGACGACCTTCGACATCGAGGCCGCCTCCCGAATCGGGATCGGCGCCAGGTCCTTCCGGATCGCCGTCGAGGTTCGCGTGGTCGAGAGCGGCGTGGAGCACTGGTGCGACCTCAATCGGACCTTTCCGATCGCCACGATCATTGGGGGTGGCGATCCCGGGCTCCAGCGGCTGGTCGACCACCCAACGGTCACCAACAAGAGCGAGAAGAGCGGGGGGCAGTTCGGCACGCAGCCGGTCACGCTGCGGATTCGGAACGACGACAGTCTGCTCGATCGCACCGACGCCGTCGTCCTCCTCGATTCGAGCGGGGTCCGGCGGACGCTGCCGGCGCTCAAGCGGGCGCGGTGCCGTCTCCGATTCATCGAACCGGACGGCACCTCGTATGTTCTGGGGCAGTACTACATCGACAAGATCTCGGCATCTGGCGCGGTAGCGACCGTTGATCTGCAGCCGCTTCTCCGGCTCCTGCAGACCATTTCCCCGGCGCCCGTGAAGCAGGGAGACCACTGGTTTCGGGACGTGCACGCCGCGGAAATGGTCCGGCGGCTCGTCCAGCACGCTTTGCCCGGCGTCGTCTTCGACCCCGTGCGGTTTCCCTCACGGATCTTCATTCCGGTGCGAGCCGCTACGATCTCCACGACCGGGCACTCCAACATCGAGCTCGGCCCGGCCATCGACAATTTGGGACGGCAGCCGGAGAGCATCGGGAGCGTGCCGACGACTGACGCCGACGCGCACATCCCGACCGCGATCGCCCGGGATGGGCTCTTCCGGACCAAGGTCTATTACGCGACGACGAGCACGAGCGGCGGCTACCGGCTGTTCGAGTATACGATCGCGAGCGGTTCGTCCCGTGAGATCCGCGCGGATGCGAACGGCGATCCGATCTGCTTCATTTGGCACGACGGCATCGATCATCTCTTCGTCGGAACCTGCGCGAACAACAAGGCCGACTTCGCCAACGGGTTCCTCCGCAAGTCCACGCTCTTCCGCATTCACAAGAATGGGACAGGCTACGAGGAGCGGCTCTCCGATGCCGGCCGGTGGTCGTTCTGCGACTTCTTTGTGCAGCTCATGCAGCACGGTGCGGGCACCGACTGGTCGATCGGGACCTGGCAGCCTACCGGGCTGTGGGCCGGCGAGCAGATGTGCATCGGGTTCCCCCAGCTCATCGAGTGCCTGAGCGCGTTCAACGCCTACACGGTTCTTCCGGGCTGCTACCCTGAGCTTTCCGGCTCGGCGGCGTTCATCCTCTCGACGGACGAGGACGCAGGCCTCCGCGTCAACGAGGCGAGGATTCACGACCGCGGCGGGTGGCAATCAACCTTCGCGATCGAATCCGGTCAGGGATACGGTAACGGTGGAGCGGCCGCCTATCACCATGCGCCGTTCCCCAAGCCGTTCGTCGTGGCCGACAGTCAGACTACGATCTGCTCGCTGGTCTGGTCCGGTACCACGATCGACGATCCGACCGGGGTGTGGAGGCTCGCGCGGCACGAGTACGTCTCCGACGTGGACGAGCCGCTCGCCACGATTGCTTTCCCGGATTCCGGGTTCGGCAACCAATTCAAGCAGCATCAGCCGACTGCGTGGTGCGTGGTCGATGGCACCGACTTCGAGCTCGGGACCCCCGTCTGGCTCGTGATCGCGACGCTGGACTACCGGAACGTCTCGGACGGTGACAACAAGAGCATCGGCAAGCTCGAGCTGTGGAAGGTCGATCTCGAGGTCACCCCGGATCCAGTGCTCGGCTTCACGATCGCGAACGGCGGACTGACTCTGCTCGGGTCGGTCGATCCAGGGAGCGCTGGCGCGAACCCGAACAACACGGACGGTCCTTGGCCCGTCATCACCGACATGGTGTTCGAGCGGGGCTACCGCCAGTTCCAGAACCCCCACATTCAGGGCTGCATCCACGATCGCAAGGTCAATCTCTATCGGCCGTTCATGTTTCGTCTCGACACACTGACGTGGACGTGGCGCCAGTTCACCTCTGGTGCTCCGCTCACCGGGTGGGTCGCCTATCAGGGGGAGGTCAACGGCGGTGGCGGCGCGCGGCGAGTGTTCTTCCGCGACTGTGCATCTGGATCTCTCTACGAGTCGCACGATGGCGGTCCACCGCGGCAGTCCGCGCACGGTCGGCCGGTGGACTCACTCGAGACGTGGGAAGCGGTTCCTCAGCTCTGCGTGATCGAGGGTGCACTCAACCCTGCGACCGATACCCTCATCCTCGGGTTCTCCGGGCCGGCGCCGCCGTTGTGGGCTTACCCGCAGGACACATCCGGCAATCCGCCGCGCAACGTCGCCGGATCGTTTCGTCTCTGGCAGCTCGGGCTCACGGTGACCGCGAGGCTGCCGGTGGCCGACTTCCGCGGGGACCTCGTGAAGTCGGTCAAGCAGGCTCTCGACTGGATTGCTCAGTCGTGCGGTCCATCCTGGACGTACGGTTTCGATCCCGAGACGGGAGCGTTCTACTTCGATGAGTTCGACGGCTCCGAGCCGGCGCAGTCGTTCATCGATGCTGACGACCGCCGCGCGGAGTGGTCGGAGAAGGAGCTGCCGGCGCACGGGCTGGTGCGGGATGACGAGACGGGGGAGGACATCACGACCGAGGTTGCGATCATCCCCTGGGAGCCTGTCCGCCCTGCGGTTGGTGGGCGGCTGGAGTACGGGCCTCGTCCTGGTGGCACGAAGCACCAGGTGTCGATTTCGGTCGAGGCGAACACCGAGGCCGCGCGGCGCGTGATCCTCAATGTCGTGCGGGACGGGACGATCGGGCCGAACGACTACACGTCTCCCGATCTGCTGAAGTACGGGGACTCCGGCTACTGGGACACGAATCTGCTGCTGTCGTGGACGGAGGACGCGGAGGACATCCTGACGGAGACTCTTGCGCCGGCGTCGACGCTCTCTACCATCCGCGTTCGCGGGATGACTCCGGGAGTTCCCGCGAACACGACGAAGCGTCGCTACATCAACGGCACTCTTGTGGTCGCCCAGGATGCCACGTTCAAGTTCCCGGGGGACTGGATCCAGACAGGAAGCTCGTCGCGCGGACGGATCAGCGGATTCGTGGATCCCGACGTGATCCAGTGCGCGAACATCGGCTCCCTGCCATCGGGAGTCGTGCTGCCGGTGGGAACCACGGTGACGATCCAGCCCGCGCGCGGTCGAAACCTCTCCCAGAGCATCGGCGACAGGCAGGGGTTCGTGATCTGTGCAAGCGTCGGCGGCGCCTCGACGGGGAGCGTCGGTGTCGACAACGGTGAGGGGGTTCATCCGGGCAACGTGATCTTCGTCGAAGAGGAGGCGATGCTGGTCACGAAGAAGCAGCCAGCAACGTCCGCGACGTACAGCACCACCCTCTTCGTAGTGCGTGGGTACCTCGGCACGAAGGCCATCGCGCACAGCTCCGGTCCGTATCGCGCGCAGGTCTTCATCCACCCGCGCAGCTCGATTCCGCAACCGATCGGCGCGACCGGGTTGACCATTGCGTTTGCGGCAGATCCGACGGCGCCGCTCGGTGACCGTGTCCTCCAGTCCGGTGACCGGATCATCCTCGACTATCCCGGTGTCCGCGCGGAGCGGGCGAAGTTTGACATCTACACGGCCGAGGACCCCGTCGCGGTCGGGCTCTACGGAAAGCGGTCGATCAAGCTCGACGAGAACCCGTACGTCTCGGCGTCGGCGGCTCCGCACCTCTCGTGGCTCTACCTGCAGGCGCTCAAGTTCCCGCGGCTCCCATTCCGTTTCGTGATTCCGTTAGCTCCCGAGCTGCCGTACTACCTGCCGTGGTATCTGCGCTCGACGCGCCGGCTCCCGTCCGAGGCGGCCAACAACTACCAACTGCCGGTGCGGGTCCGCGCGATCGCGCACGACTTCGCCCGCGGCCAGACGGTCGTGGAAGTACTCACCACGGCCGCGCCGACGACGTCGGACGCATCAGGCGGCGCCGGCTGGGGCGCTTCGTTCGGAGGAGGTTGACATGCGTCGTTTCATTCTGGCTCTCGTGCTCTCGCTGCTTGCGTCTGACCTCTCGGCAGACACGGCGTTCCAGGCTGTGGAGGAGAGGGCACACTTCACGTTCCGCTATCCATCAGGACGCTCCCGTCTGCTCTCTGACGGGAGTCAGATCGTCCTGATGAATCGTGCATGGTCCGACACGCTTGGGCGCGGAAGAAGTTACAACTACTACTACTCGTTCCTCGATGAGTACGGAGATTCGGTCGGCGTATGGATCTGGACGACGAGCACGGATTCGATCCCGCCCGGGAAGTACTTCTTCGTCGAACAGTCGGGACCGGACTCGACGTTCGGAGTGCCAGACTTTTTCCGTCTCAGCTTCGACATGGCGGCGCCGCAGTCGGTCGATTCGTCAGCCGTAATCGCCCAGGAGATCAAGACGGTCCACCTGGACCC